GTAAATGCGGAAGGGTTCATTGGCCCAGGCGCACCACGATTGATTGCCGTGCCGAGCCCTTGGCCGATGCCTGTGACGAGATTGGTAAAATTCGACGGCAGGCCGACGATCTGAAGGCCAGAATTATAATGCGCGGCGACAATCCATAAAGACTGCTTTGCCCAGGGAACCGCCAAGTTTGGTGGGTTTGGGTACTTACTCGGCGAGCCTGCGTCCCCCGCATACCCATATAGAGGCGCGACGGCAGGATCGTGCCCCGTTATCCTATGCGCGATAGTCCAACGGACTGTACTCACGGATGTCACAATCGTCAGGCTCGTGCCTTCGCCACCGCTGGCAATTTTCCAGAACCCTATCGAGACACCGATGGCGGCGCTCGGCCCATAGAAGAGCGTCCACCCGGCTGGCGTTGTGACTGTCGAACCAGCATTAACCGTCATAATCAACAGCAGCAAATCGCCAGCGACAATCCCGACCGGGAGAGGCACCGTGACCGACGTTCCGTTTGCTGACACTCCTTGCGCAGTTCCGGCGATGATTGGTGCAGGCGGCGGCGCGCCCCCAACAATAAGATCGGCAGCCGTCGTCCCGGCTGCATTGCCCGATCCGCCCGTCCCCTCCGCGCCTATCGTATAGGGGATCACGTCTCCCGGCTTAACGTCGACGATTGCTCGCCGCATTTCTCCAGCACCGCCCGCCCCAGCCGCGCCAGGCCCCGCCGATGTGCCCAGCCCGCCACCGCCACCGCCCGCCGCCTGTCCCGTTATCACCAAGCGATAGACGCCATCCGGAACGACAATGTCGCCGCTTGCGGCTGCAAACGGCGTAACGCTTCCAGGCTGCTCCTCCTTCTCGGCTAATAACTCGCGATTATAAGGCGCAATGCGTGGCAGGGTTTTAAATGCGTTCTTTTCGGTAATGACAAATTCCGGATCGAGCGCGACGACCGTGGCAGTCGCTTTAATGATCGTCTGCCAGATCGGCCCGTTGCCGCCCGGCGTCGGATAGACCGGCGGGATCGGGATCGGCGAGCCTTCGGGATAAGTGGCGTTCAGCAGATCGGCAAGCGCCTGCTCGGTGTCGATCTCCGATGTCTCGAAGCCTGCGGCGAGCCACGCGACGTAAGTCGCATCGGTGTCGGCAACATAGGCAACGCCTGCGCTCGACCAGCGCACGTTGTCGGGTTGGTCGGCGACGAGCCAGTAATTGTTAGACGGCGTTGCGTACATCAGATGTACTCGCCTGATTTGACCGCGACCCCGTTGGCGTTGCCGGGGAGGTATCGCTCACCGGACTGCCCGCTGTCGATGCTCGAATTTTGTTCGGCTCGCCAGCGTTTGCCAGTGACGTTGGCCTTGCCGGAAAACACCAGCCCGGTGCCGGTGAAAATCTGCCCCGACGCTCGCGCCCATGCAAACGCCGCCGCGAAGGCCCGCGAGCCCTCGATAGTGATGGTCGGCCTGGTCGTGCTTTCGGCTTGCAGATCGATCACCGCGCCGGAGCCGTTGGCGTTCATGTGCGCGTTGGCGTTGCCGGAGATGCGGTAGCCGTCACCGCTCAAGACCACCGTACTGCCACCCATGGCCGCGATGTGCGATCCAGCCGCCGCGCCGAAACGCAGCTGGTTGAAGCGCACCCGAGCGTTCTTCGCTTGCAGGCAATGGCCCTTGGTCGAGGTCAGCGTGAAGCCGTCCAGCGTCCACACGCTCTTGATGCCGGTGGCGCGGATGGTGTCGGTGGCAGAACTCGAGATCGTGTAGGTCGAGGCCGAGCGCGTTCCCGTCAACGATGCCTCGCCCATGATGGCGAGCAGCGCCGGCGCACCATCGACCTCCTTCAGATTGACGGTCTGATTGTAGGTGCCGGGTTTGAGCGCGATGATCACCGTCCAACCGGTGAGGTCGCCCGCCTCCACCAAGCGGTCCACCGCCGCCTGCACGGTCTGCAAGGCCTCCGCTACGTCATCGCTGTCGCTGCCTGTCGTGCTGACCCACAGCACCACCGTGGTCGCGGCATCCGTCCAGGTGCCAGCGGGACCGTTCCGCTCCCAGACTTTGGTTGCTTGCGTGTCGAGATAGACGTAGCCATCGGCAGCTGCATCATGCGCGGCGCGTCCAGCGGTGTTCCCGGCATCGTCCTGCGAGAAGATCAACGCGAGCGTGTCGTCGTTTGCTGGTTCGCTCACGGCCCACGCATGCTTGGTCTGCGTTGCCGCAGCCACCTGCTCCATGCGAAAGACGAAAGTCGCCGGGTCCGGCGTGGAGATGCAGCGATAGCGCGTCTTGTCGCCAGCCATCACGAAATACTGCCCAACCTTCAGATTGGCGAGCGTGGTCGCGTCACCCACGGCGTCATCGAGATCGACCGTCATCGTGACGTTGCCAGCATCGGCGAATACCGGGACGGTGATGATATCGAAGGCTCCCGGCATCATGGCGCTTGCCCCATCACGTTGACCGTCACCGTGCCTGGTACTGCACCAAAAATGCTCGAAACCAGCACAAGGTTATAAACCGCCATCGGCAGCCGCGAGATCGCGCCAACAAGAGGCAGGCTGAACGGTGTCCACTTACTGTTCGCCGGGATGCCGATCGTGATCTTGCCGAGCGACCACCGCACCCCGGTCGTTGCGTTCTTCAGCTGCATGTCGAGCGTCCACACACTTGGCTTGGCGTGCTTCTTTTTCCGCTTCCAGCCGCTGCCGGTGATGGTGACGTTGACCCACACCAAGCGTGTGGTCGCAACCACGGTGACGGCACCGACCATGATCGAACTTTCGATGTCGATGCCCGCCACCGGCGTGACTTGGACCGATTTGCTGAAGATCGGCACCGGAGCCACAGCTGCCACCTGTGATGCCAGAGCCTGGATGGCATCATAGGTGTCGTTTTTGGTCGGCACCGAATTGTCGCCGTCCCAGCCTGGGCCGTACACCTCTGGATCGACAAACACGACATCGGCATCGACGCTCTGCGCGGTGATGTGCGGCGCGTACAGCGTGTCGGTGGTCGGGTCGTAACGGAAATCCGCATCGGTGACGAGATCGCCGCCCACATCGTAAATCGGGATGGTGCCGGGCGCGCCTCCGCCGCCAGCCGACACCTCTCTGAACTTGCCGTCGCCGTGCAGGACAAAGTTCTCTTCCCCCTTCATCGGCTGCGGCACCAATCCGTCCGAGCCGTCACGCTCCGCGCTAGCGCCCCTGAAGGGGACGAGCGTATTGATCCAACGCTCGATCATCCTCAAGCCGTTTTCGACCCATTTCGGGTTCTGGGGGCCGAGGAAGATCCCCTTCATGTCAGACCTTTCCGGTCTTCACCAAGAGCGGCTCCACGCCGACATGGAACGTCCAGATCGCGCCTAATGGGACGATTTGGGTAAATCTCGCCATGCGCGTGTCGATGCGGTGCGGGCAGAACCCGGCCCGGTTCAGCGAAGACGGTGCGCTCGTCACGGGTAAATCCTCGATACGGCCCCGGTGCGTCACCACGGATGTCGTGTCTGGACTGTCCGTGCATGGGCGCACCTGGGAGACGAAGTAGCGGTCATCGAAGGCCTGTTCAGGCGAGGACATGGTGGCGACCATGTTGGGTCCGGTGAGGAAGCCGAGCCTGTGGTCGGCGCCGAACACGCCGAGGATGGCCCCCGCGAGACGCTGGAAGGCGTCGAAACTGATCTCCATGGTGTCGATGTTGTCGAAGCCGATGTCGGGCAGCGTGTCGAGCGTGACACCCGGCTGCGCCATCATCCCGGCATGCTCGCCCATGATGCCGTCGATGTAAGTCGGACGCTCAAGCACCCAATCGTAGAGGATGGCGCGGTTGAACAGTCCGGTGACCCCGTTCACCGACTTGTAGAAGAACCAGACGCGGCTCGAGTTGGGTTCGTTCGCGCCCTGCATCAACCCCATCTCCGCGCTGTCCCAATCGCGTTCGAAAAATCGGTTGAAGCGTTCCTTGGAGATGTTCACCGGAGGAGCGCCGCCCATGATCATCTGGAAACCGGACGTTCCGAGATAGAAGATGCGCGACCCGGCGTTGACCACGCTGTAGGGCGCACGCAGTCCCTCGCCTTCGGCGATGCGGTCGAACTGGAAGATGCGCTCGTCTCCCGGCAAATAGGTCATGCGGCGGATGGCTGCGTCCTGAAACACCACGCCGAACTCGCCGCCCGCCACGCCGAGAACTCTGCCGCCATCGGGGAAGTCCTGCTGGTCGGCGCCGTTCACCGCGAGCGTCCACTCCTCGATATTGTCCTTGGCTGACCATTGCACGCGCTGCGGTTCGTCCAGTAGACCGGACAGCACGAGTTGGCTCTGCACGATGGAACAGTAGGCCGCTTGCGGCGGGTTCCCGGCGAGATCCGCGAAGGTAGCGCCCGTTGTCAGGATGACTTGCGGCGGCTCGTTCCGCTGACAGGCAACGACCTGTCTGTTGAACTGCGCGAACGTCCAGTTGTCGTCGGCGTCGAGCGCGGTGTAGGCAGCACCTCCCTGACTGACATCCTCCCAGCCGAGCGTGCCGTTGTTCATGCGGTAGAGACGGTCAAGCGTGCCAGCGAACAGCACGATGTCGTCTTCCGTCACGGCAAGGAAGCTGCCGCGACATGGCGCGGGCAGTGCTTGCGTGTAGGGCTGGTGCGACTTGAGCGGGCCGTAGCCGTCCGCTCGCGGAGCCACGTTCACGATCAGGCGCGATGTCTCGGCTTGGAAATCCGTGAGATCCGGTCGCCACTCTCCGAACGGTACGACTGCCATGTCACCACGCTTGTCCTGCGATCTGGATCGCCGCCGGTCCCTTCGTCTTCTCCGACAATTGCATCGCCCGCTCGATGATCTGGTCGCATGCTGCGATCCATTGCTGGAACTGCTCCTGGTTCTGCACCAGCGTGTTCACCCAAGCGAGCGTACCCGCGAGATACATGTCTGGATAGGTCAGCAGAAGCCAATTGGTGTCGGACCCTTGCGTCGGGTCCGCAGAGAGCGGATCGATGCGTGCGTAGTAGTTGAACTCGACGTTGGTCGCATCGTCTACCGGGCGCAAATTGATGTACTGCCCCTCGATGGTGAACTTGGCCGGAACACCGGCCCCATTGGCCGCGAACTGCCGTGTCAGCACCGACGGCACGACATATTCCAGATCGCGGTTGGGTGACCCAAGCCATGTCAGCCGCCGCCATGCGAGATAGTCGAGCGGAAGGCCGACTGATCCGGTGACTGGCGTGAACTCGACCACGTTCTCCATCTGCCGCACGCGAAGCCGCCGGTTGAAATACGCTTCCGCCAGCGCGATGCAGTTCGCGATGTTGGGCTGAATGTCGGAACGCGCCATCCACTCGATGACGGCGGCCTCGAGTTCCTGTCTGTTGCTGATCGCCATCTTACGTTGTCCTCAACCATTTCCAGTCTGGATCTTGCAGTTTCTTGAAGATGATCCGGTCGAACTCCTCGTCGCAAAGCTTGATGCCGACGTTGCCCCGCTCGCGCTCCTCGTTCAGCCATTTCTCGATGATGACGAGCGGGATCTGCGAGGTGAGGCGCATGTTGCCCACCTGTTTCTCGCCGTTCTGCATGCGCTTGTTGTCATCGAGGATGGCCTCGCAATCCTGGTTCCGCTCAGTCGCATGCACGATGCCCTTGTCATCGACGTAGTAGATCGTCTGCGTTCCGTTTTCCTCGTGATGCACTTCCTTCCGCATCAACTTATCTCCGTGACATAAACCGTTCCGGCACCGGCAACCGACACTTTCACGCCGCCGTGGCTGATGGTGAGATACTCAGGCAGCATCGGGACGAGAGGAAGATCATCGTCCGTTGCCGGATCTCCGTCCTTGGTGATCCTGATGAAGCATGGAGCAGTCGCCAGCACGCGGATGCGGCAGCATCCGAGTTGCGTGGATGTCTCCATCCTCGCCCCGGCAACAATCGTGTGCGTGACCCCCGGCGTGTATGTCGGCTGCATGCTCCCCTCGCTTTAAAAAGAGGGGGCGACCCCTCGTTGACGAAATCGCCCCCTTTAGGCTTCGGTAACTAAACGGTCAGCGTGTCTGCGATCAGGCCGGACGATTTCTCGTTGCGGGCCTCGAGGCTGTACTCCGACAGGATGAAGAAGGCCTCGCTGTCACCCGTCTTCGCCAGGTCTTCGCTGACCATGCGTCGGCCGGGGAGATACGACACCGCCCACATCGAGGTTTGCAGCACCCAGACATCCCTTGGACGCTGGAAGCGGTTGGGAACCACTTTCTGCGTGCCGAAGTCGCCCTCGTAGGTGTTCACGGCGTTGACGATCTTCTTCGTCACCGCCTGTTCCTGCGCTTGGGCGCGACCCTGGAAGGCCGACATCTTCTGCTTGTTGAAGGAGCCGAGCATGATCATGTTAGGCTCGCCACCATTGTCCCATGTTTTCTTCAGGACATCCTGAAGCAGGACTTCGGTGTAGGCACGAGGTGCGGCGCTGTCTCCGCGAGTACCGGTGCCGTCGGCCGCAGCAGGATCCGTTCCCGTCGCTTCCTTGTTGACGTTCGTCTTCACCCAAGAGAGCAATGATGCAAGCTTCCGAGGTGTTGCCGCGTCGGTGCCGGCACTTTTCGCTTGGTTCGCTCCACAGAGAATGCTCTCCATGTCGCGCTTCAGTTCCTTGCCCTTGAGCAGTTTCTGATAGTCGAGTTCGTTCGAGCGTCCGGCGCTGTCCACGCTCTCCTGCGTGCCGGAAACACGACCGGCCTTGCGTGAGATCTGGCAGTAGTTGCCGAGACGAACGGTAGGCTTGTGGACGGTGACGACCGCATCGTCGCCTTCCAACTGCGCGTTGTTGACATCGGGCGCAGTCAGTTCCTGCGTCTGCCACTCGTGCAGGACCGCCTTCTGTCCCAACCGTTCGATCGATGTGATGAACGGCGTCTCCGTCGGATCGATGTTGTAGATGACATCGGTCAGATCCTCGCGGTTACCCTTCGTGGTGTAAACCGTTTGGGTTGCTGCTGGTACAGTCACTTCCTCTCTCCTAGCGGGAGCGCCTCGCGTTAGCGGCGCGTTGCGCCCGCAATACCGCCAGACCGTCCTCGATGGAACCGGACTGGCCGAGTTTCTGTTTCGCTGCGGTTAGAGCGTGCGCGGGCCGATTGCCGGACTGCGCGACCCCAGGCCGTTGGACCGCCGGTAAAGGTTGAGAGCGAGCCGCCTCGACTTTGCTCTTCGAAGACCGGAACTTGATCGCGTCATGGAAGAGTTCCTGAACGCGAGCGTCACGCATCGACAGTGATGCGCGGCCGTGCCAGAGCTCGTTGATCTCGTGCGGCGAGAAACCGACATCCGTCAGCGTCTTCGCACCCGCCTCATGGACAGATTTCGCTTTCTCGGGATCCCGCATGTCGGGAACACGCTCCGCAAATCTCTGATCCTGCTGCGTAGACCAATTCGCCCAGTTGTGCTGGTACTCCTGCGCCTGACGCTGTTGCGCGGCGAGCATCTGCTGTTGCACCAGTCCAACTTTCTTCGTGTAGGCATCGTACTCGACGTAACGCGCCCAGTCCTCCTTCGCCAAACGCTCGACATCGTCAAAAGACTGGATGTCCGCGAACGCTTCGTTCGTCGCGAGCATGCGGTAAAGGTCGGGAAGGGCGGCTTCGTACTGCTCTCTCACTTGTGCCAGCTGCATCCGCTCCGTCTCTACCGCTTGCTGGGCGTATTGACGGAGTTGTGCGGCCTCATTCTGAGCCTTTCGCACTGCCGTGCTGTCTTCCTTGTCCCGCGTCAGGATGTAGTCCTGCTGCGCGGGGTCGAGGGAAGACCACATCTCGCGTGCTTCCTTGCTCCAAGACCTTGGAGGTTCGCGTGGCTCCTGACCTTCGTCGGGAGGGGCTTGCTCCTCAGTCTCCCCGGTAGCCTGATCGGGATCAGGGGCGGGGCCATCCTCTTGCGAGGTGATCTCCGGTTGCGGTGCGCTCTGATCCACCTCCGGTGGGGCGGCCTCCGCAGCGACCTCTGCGTCCGTGGCGCGTGGCTTGCGGAGCGAGCGCAGTATGCGTCCCGCCTCCGACGGCGTGAGGTCGTTTGAATTGATCGGTTCCGGCGCGTTCTGCTCCGACATCGAGCCTGTCGGCGTCGATGAGGGCGCAGCCGGGATTGACGGCGCGGGTCCGCTGCCGCCTTCGCCTTCGGGGGCGAATAGGTACCTATTTTCCGTTAAGTGCTTCACTTCGCTTCTCCTCTTCGTCCAGGCGGGCCTGTTCCATCGAACCGTCCGCCACCCAGAACGCAAGTTTCTTCCTCAGTGCCTCTATCGACTTCTTGGCGCGATGGCACTCCTCACGCAAGTCCACATCGTGCGGCGCCGAACTCTCGCGGCTCTTGTCCGCGTCATCGAGCAGCGCGTCGAACGCCTCCATCAACACAGCGTCATCGAGCAGATGCTTCGCCCGCATGCCCCGATTGATCTTGTTCCGCGTTACGTCGGTATCAGACGGCATTCGTCTTCCCTTGCATCTTCGTCAGCCAATCGAGTTGCTCCGGTGTGAGCGTCTGTCCGGCGCTCTGCGCGGAGAGCAGCGTCTGCATGTTCGCATCTCGAGCCGTGCCGCGCTCGTCGCGGAATTGATCCATCCGGTTGCCGAACCGATTGCCCAACTGCTGCCGCTGCGCGGCCATGTCCTTGTAGCGTTGATCCTGTTGTCCGGTGCCGGAACCGAGCAGCATCTTGCGCCGCGCCGCCATCGCGTCGGCGATGTTGTCGAGACGCCCGCGTCCAGGCCTCGTCGGCATTCCGGCAGTGCGCGGATCGAAGTCGGCGCTGTAGGCACCCACACCTCCCGCTCCTCCTGCTCCCGTCACGTTGCCTTCAGTATCCGACGCCAAGCCGACGATGGGTTCACCAGTGACGGGATCGACCGCTGGGGTGGTCGGTTGCCCCGTCACGGGATCGACCGCGCCAGCACCGGCGCCACCAGCGTCAGCCGCGCCGGGTTGCCCGCGCCAGTTCTGATACTGCCTGAGATCGCCAAGCTTGCCGCGCAGGAAATTATATCCCTGACGGTTCGCGCCGCCCGGTCCCGGCATGCGCTGGCGATAGTTCTGCACGCGGTTCTGCAGGATGTTCTCGCGCTTGTTGAGGTAATTGTAGTTCTCTTGGCTGATCGGTCCCGGCGTGCCGGATGTGAAATCATCGCCAGCCATGCGCCAGTTGTTCCAGCCGCCATTGGCCGGAACATTCCATCCCGGCATCGGCCCGCCGCCGCCTTGCGGTTGCCCGCCCATCTGCGATCCTTGCCCAAGACCGAATTGCTGATTGATCGCAGCCGGGTTGCCCTGATTGCCGCCGCCTTGCGGGAAGGTGCGGAACACGCTGCCGAACGCTTGCGGCGTTGCGCCGTTGAACGAACCCTGTTGCGCCGCCGCGCCCCACGGCTGCATCTGCCCGCCGCCCATGCCGCCGACACCGCCCGTGAGGGGCCGGTTCGCCTTCGATCCGCCGCCGCCTTGCCCGCCAGCCATCACTTGGGTTCCTTCTTCTTCGGTTTGTCTCTCGCTGCCGCTTTCCGCTCCGCAGCACGAGCCTTGCTCTCCTCGATCCGCGCTGCGCGATCCTCGCGCTTGCCGTCCTGATCGATCTGCTTCCCTTGCAAGTCCGCACCCTTCAGCATCATCTCCGCACCGGCCTTCTGGCGTGCGAGTTGCGCGTCGAGTTGGTGCTTCTGCATCTCGAGTTGCGCCTTCAGCGTGGCCTTCTCCAGTTCCAACTGGTGCTTGGCTTCCGCCAACTGCACCGCAGCACCGGCCTTCGCGTTGCCGACAGCGATGTCCGCTTGCGCTTGCAGCCGCTCGATCTCCATCTTGTGCTGCACGAGTATCTGATCGACTTGCGCCTTCATCTGCGTCTTCTGCATGTCCGCCTGGATCTTCATCTGGTCGGACTGCGCCTTCGCTTGACCCTTCGCTTGCTCGATCTGCGCCTTCATCGCGTTCTCGTCGGGAGGTGCCGGCATCTCCGCTTCGGGTTTCGGCTGCACGAAATATCTATCGACATCCTTCTTGTCGAGAAGGCGGACCAGATCGCGTGCCGAGTTGTAGAAATTAATCGGCTTCACCATCCCCATCATTCCCCCGGCAGCCTCGCGCTGCGCGTTGATGAGAACCAGCAATTGCTGCATCTGCTCCGCCTTTCCCCCGTGTCCCAGCCCGACATTCACCGTCATGTCGTTGCGGTCTTTCCAGGTTCGCGGGTCTACCGTGACCCACTTGTTGCGGAGACGCAGCGTCATCTGCTGGTCGCCGTTCTTTCTGATCGTACGATGGAGCAGCCACATCATGTCGGCGATGCCCGTCTCCGCAAAGATGCGTGCGACCAGTTTCATTCTCGCTTGCGCCACATCGTAGAACTGCATCGCCGCTGTTGCGGTCTGATTGTTGAGCGCGTCGGCGTCCAGCCCCTGGCCCTGGCGCGTGACGCCGGTGCGCCACTCCCTGGTGCTGTCCATGTACTGCAGCATCGGGTAGATCGAGCCGGTG